GCTTTCCGTCTGTTCGTCTGCTGAGATAGGTACTGTTACGCTCTTTGTAATACCGTCATAGACCGTTTCTACCGTCCAGTTTCCAATAGAACGTACTGTGAATGTCTGCGGATTAGAAGTTGCCGTGTATACTGTTGTACCCTTTTTACATACACAAGTTGCCCCTTCCTGATACGTTGCTGTGATAGTTGCCGCGATATGCTCTACTGTTATTGCATACATCTTTACCGCATCTATTACTATCGTGGTTGTTGCTATGTCTGCATCGGGTAAATCAGAAGATACCGTCCATGTACCATAAGAAGTAGGGAATACTTCCCATTGTGTTGTAGATCCCGACTTCTGTGTGGCGGTTATTGTTTTCCCACCTTTTGAAATCGTTATTGTACTTCCGGCTTCCGATGTAACAACAAGATAAGGTCTTAATAGTCCGTATTCTTCACTTGCCTTGCCTCCTATTACTGTTACGCCATTTACAGTAGGCTTATTTACAAGGGCGTTGTAATTAGCCGTACCGCCACCGCCACCGCCTATTGCGTGTCCGACACCATTTTCATCAATGGTAAAGGTTTCACCGTCACCTTTTACACCACCTAAAGTAGTCTGAGTACCTTTAGGCAATACATAGTTATTAGCGTTATCTTCTATGCCGTTTAACTTATTCTTATACGCTTTCGTAAAATCAAACGTAGAAAGTCCTTTGCCTACTTCTTTATCAACCTTGTTTTCAAGAAGTACGTTTATCTCACTCTTTGCATAACGATTATCAAACTCGTTCTGTACCGTTGAATTTGCACCATTGATATCCTTTGCTCCTACTGAACTTGCGCCAGTAGATGCTTCCAGTTCGTCTATTAAGGTGTTATGCTTCGGTACAACAACATCCTTTACAAGCTCGTCAAACTTTGCTTGCATATCTGATGTGCTTAAATTAGGTGTATCAGGTAAACCTGTAACGCCTTTTCCTGTTAAATCTGCTTCTGTTATTTTGGTATAAGACATTTTTTATCTCCTTATCCCTTGTAATTGCCGCTTTCAATATATTCGAAAGCTATGTTAAATAAACCAAAAGGCTCATTGAGACTGTCGTTAGTTACTCTCAATCGGAACTTATCGACCTTCTTTACTTTTACCTTTGTCGAGAATGTATGTTGCGTTTTATCTCCGCTAAATGAAAGCTTTGAAAAAACTAAATGTGAGAATGAAAGGTATCGGCCTGATGTATTATCCGTCATAGCAAATTGCCAAAGGCCCCTGTTCATAACCCATATATTTACCGATGTGGCTAAAGCTGAATCCAATCTTAAAGCTATATATCGCAAAGTCTTATTTTTGTAGAATAACTTTCCGTCTATATCGGGGGTTTCCCATGATGCTACTATTGGCTCACCATCATCGTTGTAAGATTCCAAAGCATACTTATCATTAAAGAATCTGCATATCCTACCGTCTGACGTACCAAAGAATAATCTTCCGTCTTGCTCCCACATTATTCTTGCGGGTAAGTTATCTCTGTAAAAGCCTACATATTGCCTTGTAGCATACGGCTTTGATTTATCTGTATGTATAGGCTGTAATCCGTCAAGGATATATGCGACATTATTCACGCATAACCAATACATATCTTTGTATACAAAACCGAAAGAATCTTCCAAATTTGGCTCGTCAAGAAGTTTTCCGTCTAAGAAATAACTTCTATTCTGTGCGTACTTTTCGCCTGTTATATCTTGTGCCGTAACAGCGAACACGCCTTCCCTTGTTAAAAACAATGGCTCTGTTGCTAAGTATGCAAAAGAAAAAGGTGCGATAGCTCCGGCGCCTTGTAATGTATTTATGATTCTAAAAGAAGGCTCACTCTCAACTAAATCACCCTCTCTTAGAATTATGTTCTGATCTCGCTCCATATAATCTTTATGAGCCGCTAAGTAGTTAGATATGATTGAATATCCTACTACCGCACTACTTGAACTACCCAACAAGGAATATGAAGTATCTGTAAAGTAAGTGGGGTCATATTGGCCTGAGTACCAATCGTAATTTATATAATCGGGATTGCCACTTAGGAATAGCCTGTCAAGCGCACCATTTACCCCAAATAGCGTCCCAATCGTACAATGGTTAATTCTATCGGAATAACCCTCTACCGTCCTATATGCGGTGATTTTTACGTTATCTTCACCTGTTAAGTGGCTTTCTCCTGGGGCATTTATAAAAGATATTATTCCTGTCGAATAGTCAACCGTATAATCCGTACCTAAAGTTTTGGGTTGGAAGTCTCCGTTTGCATCCATAACCTCTACTATCGGTGGCGTTTTGTCAAGATTTTCAAACGACATACAATAATCTTTTATTGCGGGTTTTCCTAAAAACAACTCTGTGAAAGCGGGAGTTAAAAGGTTTAAATCCTCATAAGATTGACCGCCACCTTCGGGATCTTTTGAGATAGTCAAAGTAGGTGTGTAAGCGTTATCTTCGACCTTCTCAACGTGATAAGTTGTTTCATCGTCCTTGGTTTCCTTGTAGTAGACAAGCATCTTTTTACCGTCTACTATGTAAAGCCTATCTTCAAATTGCCAAGCTTTACTCCTTGCATCTGCCGCATCTGAGTACAATAATACGTGGTTTCTGTATATGTTTGTACCCGCATGAATAAGGCCGTATTCATCGCCCCTAAGAGTGTAATATCCATTAATCCTTAAAGGTTCTTCTTTTTCTTCGTAAGTCTCTAAGGTTTCATATCCCATACATTTGCGGACCTTACCGGGAACATCACGAATCATATTTACCGCACTAGGGCTTTTTGTTTCCTCTACCGCCGCCGCAGAATTAGTAAAGTCTACACCGAGGAAGTTATCTATTGTTAGTATTGATTTTGCCGGACTAGCCGGAACTTTAAAGCTAACAGCCATTGTTTAAATCCATCCACTTACTGACTTAAATTTCTCCGAACTAGGAGCGTTTACATTCTTAACCAATCTCTCATAAGCTACCTCAAATTCATTTCTATAAGAAGTGGCCAAGCCGTTATCATCCTCTTTAAAGAGCTGTGATGCCATATATAAGGGTAAGAGTGCGGCTACTTCGGGATCGAGTGATAATACCGTATCATCGGGGGTGTCGTTGGTTATCGTCTGAGGATAAGACTTGTAATGTATTTTGTAATTACCGGGCTTATTCCTTCTGAGCAATAAGACCTTAAATCCCTCTTGGAAGAAATCACTTGTAGCCGTATACTTTACGGTTTCATCGCCTTCGTATATAACTTCTTCGGCATCTACCATGTAGAAATCATCTGCTAAATTAGGCAAATAATATCTTATGTATTCCGAATAGGGCGGTATTTCATCTGCTGTCTCATAAGTTGCTGTATACATAGCAACATTTCTTAATGAAAACGGATAATCACTTGCAAAAGATATTTTCACAAGTGCATTGTTCGGATTAGATATAAGCTGTTTAATAGGCATATATCCAAGCTGAGATGTGGTTTTAGAATCAAATTCTGTTACAATCGGCTCACTTTCGCCAACTGTAAGAGTGATCGTGCCTTTTCCCTTAATCTCATAGTACATTGAACGTGCCTTTTCTGCGGAATATTCAATAACACCGCTTTCAAGGCTTTTAATGTTAGATGTGTTTAAGAGAAGGTTTCTAACTGGTATGTGGGCTATGTTGATAGTCTTGATTATAAACTTTCCAGCCGTTGCCAACATCTGTAATGCTTCATTGGCGGCACCCGGCATAGATGAAAGATATTCTCTTGTGGCATTATCTGTAGGGATAGTGGTTGAGCCATTGTTCGTTGAGAACATCTTTTGTAATGTTTTAAGTTTAATATCATACCATGTTATCATTTTTATAACCCCAATTTGTCAATAATTGCTTTCTTCATTGCCATACCTGTACCTTTTTCAAGGCCAAGCTGTTCACATACCTTTTCAAGCTCTGCATTGTTAAGGCGGTTTATCTCCGTCTTTGTGTAACTGTTAAAGGAATCAAGCTGTTTTTCTTCCTTTTCTTCTTTGGCGGGTTTCTTTCCCTCTATGACCTTAGATTCATAGCCTATGTTGGGAACTATCTTTGTTACTTCATACATCCTACCGCCATCTTCGAATGTATCGCCTATTTTTAAATTCTGAGGAATCATATTTATCCTTTCTCCCCACTTTAGCCCCCTACGCTGTCTATACAACGCAAGGGGCCGTAAGAAAGGGGAAATACATGAAAGCTTATGTTGATTTGAAAACATAACCTTTGTAAGTTTTTTTCTTCACGACATACACTATTTACATGGGTCTAAAAAGTGTAGTGTGATGTACTTTGTGCGTAGTTTAGGTAAGAGTTGTACCTGCGCTTGCGCCTCCAAGAATAACGTGTCTCCAGTTGTTTGCGCCTGTGCTGAAACGTGTATAAGCATTGTAGATAAGGTTACGAGAATGAATATCAACCTCGTTCTTAACATCGAGTGCTACACGGTCATAGAATACAGTACCGTTGTAAGCCTTGTTAGCTTCGTCTGACATTAAGATATAAGGTGCGGTGCCGGAAGCTGCTTCCCACAAAGGATCAACTACCAATTCCCACTTACCCTTCTGAGTATTCACATCGTTGTTGTTTGATGAAATGATGTGATCGGAAGCAATAAGACGCTTAATTGTTTCCTCAAGCTGCCAACAGTTGCCGGGGATAATGATCTTGTTAAATGCGTAGCCTGTTACGTTACCTGATTCATTTTTAAAGTTTCTACCGATTGATGCCAAGCGGATAAGAATATTAGTTGAGAATGCGTTGGTATATACGTTTGACTGTGCGGCTACATCTGCCTTAACTGAGTTATGGTTTGTAGCAAATAAAGACTTACCGTCACCTGTGGTACGATCTAAGCCGGTCTTAGATCCAAATGAGAAGGTTGAAGCTTCTGTTGCAAGGAAATCTGTAATAAACTGAGCACGTGATCTCTTATAAGCCATAACAAGATCTCTTGCTATACCCTTAATCTCGTCATGCTCTGCATCGTCAACCATTTCCTTAGTGATCGCAACTTCTTTCATAAATGAGTTATGAACGATAAGCTTCGGTGTGCCTTCCTGGAAATCATCCATAGGAGCTACATCACCTTCGCCAACGATCTCAAAGTTAGCTAAAGATGTTCTTGAAGTCTGCTTTTCTGCATACTTCTTAGACTTCTTCTCAACCGCAAGCTGTCCTACGAGCTTGTCATACTCGGTCTTTTCTGAATCTGAATCTAACAATACCGCATTAACTACCTGTGCTGTGGGCTTCCAAAAATCATCATTAAGCCCACTATTTTTAGAAATTACAATAGCCATTTCTTATCTCCTCTCTTTATTCGAACTTAACTACGACCTTGCTACCTATTGCGGTACCTGTGACCTCAAGAAGTGTTGCTACACCGTCTGTCTTAGTTGCTGTTACCTGTGCTGAGTCTGAATGAATTGTTACCTTATCACCAACTTTAAGTGCGCCGGAAGCGGACAAAGTTGTCGTGAACTCCATATCCTTATAGATAGGATTAACAGCTAAAAGATCGCCTGATGCCTTTGTGCCTACTCCACATGAAACGTGAGTGGGCATTACTGATCCTGTAACTTTTGTAAGTAAACCGTTTGATTCTGCAAGGACTTCTCCGATGCCATATGTTGCTGCGGCTGCGGCCATTTCCTTGATAGCGGGGTTGTTCCCCTTATCAGCTCTTAATAAACTGAACATATCTTTTTCCTCCTATTAAATAGTCTTGTTATAAAGCTTCTTTAATTCAGCTTCGGACTTGTCGGGGAAGTATTCTCTCCACATGGCAAGCTCTTGCTGTGGAATGTCAACGCCTTCATCCGGGGTTGTTACACCGTTTACCGGGTTAAGATGTGACTTTCCTTTTGCCTGATTAATGGCTTGCTGTGTTAATGCGGCTTGCTGTGCGGTTGAAACTTTACCGAAATTGACCAACTTATAAGCATCTACAAGGCTCATATTTCTATCTGCACTCAAAGCGATAACATCTGGTGGGATGGTCTCTAAGGATTTGATAGAAGGGTCAATCTGTGAAAGCACCGCAACTTGATTGTTGATGTCATTAATCAACTGAAATTTCTGTGCTTGCTGCATAACTTCTTGTGCCTGTCGAACTGCGGGATTATTAGCAATGAGCTTATCCAACAATGACGGATCTACACCGTTCTGCTGTAACTGTTCCTTTGCTTGCAATTCTTCTTGTGCATCAAGTGCCGCCAAATAATCGGCCTGTGAACGAATAGGCTGACCTGTTATCGGATTGTTTAAGTGTCCGAATCTTCTTGCGTATTCTGCATCAATAGCTTTTATCCGTTCTTCTGACTTTCTTCTTGCGGCTGCGGCTATTGCGTTAATGTCTACGCTCTCAGCTTGTGTACTTTCCGGCTCCTGCGGGTTAGCGGCTTCCGCATCTGTTTCGCTTGAAGTATCAACGGTTTCCGTTGTTTCTTCGGTAGTGGTAAGGTTTTCGTTTTCGTCCATTATTCAATTTCCTTTCTGCTCATTTTTGCGCTCTTGAGCATTGCGTAATTTTTTATTTGTATTAAAAAAGCACCCTTTCGGATGCTCCTTAATCACTCTGTTTCGACAGGCAATTCATTTCTGACCTCGCCTATCTCTTTTTCGAAGTTTTTACACTTCTTATTCCTACATGAGTAGGTTAAAACTCTATAAAGTTTTCCTTCTTCGGTTGAATAAACCATTTTTTGTTTGGTTATAACCGCTTCTGTTTTACATACCGGGCATTGCATTTTGCGCACCCCCTATCTGTTGCATGGCTTCTTGCATCTGCTTTTGCTCTGCTAATCGTTCTTCTATGATTGTTCTTATTTCTCCGGCATGGGGATAAGAGTTTCTTTCTTGCTCTAGCCAATAAAGCCTTGCGGTTTCTAAATCTCCCAAATTGCCGAATGCGCCACTCTGTAACTTCATATCTGCCTGATTCCACATTGCTTCTCTGTTTACTAGAAGTGTGCTTGTAGGATCTGTTTCAAATATAAATTCATCATTCCAATAAGGAACTCCGGCACTATCAATCTTTAAGAAGTCTTTTTTATCGAAATGTGAGTATACGTTTGCACCTTCCGTATCTTGTGAGATAACAGGAATAGGCTGGTCCGAATAAGCTAATGCAAACTTGAACATCATTTCGTAAAGTTTCGCATAAGCATTGTTCTTCATAACACGCTTACTCTCTAATCGTCCGGCGGCCTGATTGATAGAATACTGTTTAGCGATACCAGATAAAGCTGAACTGTCGTATTTACCTTGGAATGAATCTGTAATACCAAGTGTTGATCTAGCCCATTGGTAATTTTCCTCTAAAACTATCCTATCTTGCCCGCAATCGGCCTGAACTGTGATAACATCAATCAAAGCCTTTTCTGCGGGGTTTTCTATTCTTAAAACCTTAAATTCTTCGTCTGTGGTTTCAACTCCGATACCCCTCGGAAGTGTTACATAAGAGCCACCTTTTAAAAGCTTTTCATTTATCTTTGAGCCTAACTTCTTTATGGTTTCCTGTTGGTCTTTAATAGCCATACAATCAGAAAAACCAAGTAGGCTTTTATCCCTTGATATGTTCTTACGGATGATTAAGGGGTATTTAGAAGGCTTATAATACTCAATCTCAATGGTTTTTTCTTGATTTTGTATCATTTCTTCGCCTGTTATGGGATTGACTACGATAATTTCATCCGTAACTGTAATACTTTCTGTGGAATCTACCACCTTTTTGAACTTTTTGCCGCCACAATCGCACGTTTTTTCTGTTCCACGGCGGGGTTTTCCACATTTTTCGCATATTTCATACTGTCTGGCTTGATAATCCTCTAAATCCTCAAGAACTACATCGCCACACCAACGATAAAGACCTACGCCACCTTCTTCATTCTTGTAATATGCCGTGATAACCGTAACAATATCATCACTTACGGCATTATCCCTTATCTCTCTGTCGGTTTCGTCCTCGTCCGTGACATCCTTACCGAATCTCTGCTTAACGTATTCCTTGGTTTGAGCCGTTCTTGTGAAGATATAGTCCATTTTGTCTATATCTGTGATTCCCGGTTGAGGTATTACGTTTCTAGGGTGCATTGTCGTAACGGATAAATCACCGATATTACAATGAAATCCCTTTGTGTTATCCCACTCGATCAAGAAGAAATCGCCACCTTGAATCGGAACTGTACGCTCTTGCAAATCGTTAAGGGTTTTTAAATCAAGTGTACGCACTTCGTTTTCAAGAAACTTCTCTATCTTTTTCGCTAAATCTTCATCTTCTGCGTGAATAGCCGTTACTTTCGGCATAGGGATAGATACATCAACCTGTGATTCTATCAACTCATAAATGATGTTACGAACATTTATAGCTTCTTTATTGGCCGTTGAACGTGTGCCGTGATTTTCTCTATACACGGTCTTTGTGCCTTCGTAATATTCTTCGCATAGCTTTATATCTTCTAAAGCTTCGCTATACTTATTCTTGGCATCTTCATATTTGCCACGCCATTTTGTGAGTTTCTTGTTTTCTTCGGGATTCTTGATTTTTTCCATCGTTCTTTTAAGCCAATTCATAACCTCGGCTCTCCTAGTTGCTTAATCATAAGTTTCCGTATTGCTTCTGAGCCATTCTTGAAATCGTCTATCAAGTCTGCTCTCCACTTGGGCTTAGTATCCTTTTTCTTGTCGGGTAAGGGTGCTTTAGTCCACCAAATACAAAAAGCCCTTAGACTGTCTACATCGTGTGTCAAGTCATGGGGCTGTTTCGCATAAACTTTAGGCTTATTCTTATCCTTTTGGATTTTTTGTAAGCACCGTATTAAGTTAGGGGCTGTATCTTTTAGGAATGTCAAAGCGGGTGGCTTACCATCTTCCGGCACTCTTAACCACTCTTTCATTGCCATACAGCCGTTAAACAGATCATTGGAAGTCTTTGTAAGGACTACTCCATGCTCTGCCATAATATCGGCTACGGATTTACCTGTCTCTTGCCGCCTATTCCATAAATCTGGGGGTGCTAAGTAGGCTTCTATTACTTCATCTGAACTTAGCTTTATCAAAACCTCGGTTGCTTGTGCAATCGTTAAATCAGGCATATCGTATTCTCTGTATACTTGTGCATCGCCAAATGTATCAAGTGCTATCCAATGAGCAGAGAACATATCTAATCCGTAGTCGATACTTACATATCGTTTCAGTTTTCCGACTAATTCTGTGTCGGTTTCGTGTGTATCTTTTTTAACTTCGGGGAAGTAAGCACCACCCGGTACCATCAAGGCTTCCTCAATGGTTGCCGGGTACTCTGCCGTGATTAAATCTCCTAAAGCTCTTTTTGTCTTTTCGTACCATGCTTCGTCTCGTCTAGGGTCTGCATTCCACGGAATGAATATTTTATTAAATCCATTATCGGGATTTGTAAATATTTCCTCAAACAAGGAACCACGCTCAATAGTAGATAATCCTATGACTTTACCGCCATTAGGTCTGTTGATAGTAGGAAATCCACCTTGCCATATCTCTCTAGCGAATTGCTGAAACGCCCATTCATCTAAGATTATTAGGTTTGCCGTAAATGAACGGCCTACACCTGGGCTACTTGCAAATGCTTTAAATACCGATTCTGTACCGTCGGGAAACTTTATTGTTAAGGTTAATGCGGTTGATGAAAATATCGCACCTTTCCAATTTATCGGTAGATAGTCTTTATCTGCTACCAACTCAGG